ATGATGGAGAAATCTGGCTCAAAGATATACACCTGGTTATCAATCTCCACTCTCCCAGATGGGATCTCCTTCTGTTTATACGTTGAAAGCATATCCAGAATATGTGTAAAGCATTCAATCACATCATCCACATGGGCCTTCCTCACCTTATTCACAGATAGGCCACTGAAGATGGATATCACCTGGCATTGAAAGTCCAGCGATGCAGATAGATTCTCTTTTGCTTCATGAAATACAGGTGCAATGAGTAGCCACTTTGAGAGCATCTCTGGAGTGCATTGGCTCAATGTAGCTGGTAGTGTGATTTCGATTGCTTTCATGCTCTTAATATTTTATATTTTCCTTTCATTCGATAGTGCTTCAGTGCATGCATGGCCAGAGCTGTACTCATCACTCCATCATCATGCATCCCAGATGGTGCTGAATATTGCACCTTGCGAGTATTGACATTGTAAATGTAAGTAAAATTCTCAAGCTCATCAATCAGCCATTGATCAGATGTGACCTTGATATCACCTTGCTCGAATGCCAGTGCGAGATCCTCAATAATCATCGGCTTGCTCTTCGATGTGGTGACGAATGGATGCACCTGGTTTCTGCATTTAGTTTGCAGCATCTCATAAAATACATCCCCTTGATTGTTCACCTCCACCACAGTCACCGCATTAAAGGCCTTGATCACATTGGCCACCTTATCGATGATCTTGCTCCACTCATCATGGCGCCATCTCTCCACATGGATCATCTGGCCATCCTCATTCAAGATGGTGAGCACAGTATAGTCATCCGCTCGGCCAATGTCCAGGCCAGCATATGATTTACCTTTCGGCTCCCAGGTACCAGATGAGGCCCTCACATTCTTAAATAGGCCACTGGCATTGTCGATGAATTCGGCCAGGTACTCCTGGCGAAATATGTGATCTGGCATGGATCGCTTCCTCTCTTCCAGATCCGCTGGATGAATCATCGGATTGTCATATGATGTAAAATGAAAGTACCGATATCTGGTATCATAGTTAGGTTGCATGCATATCCGATGGAAGTGATTTTTACCTTTGGGAGTGCTGATGAATAGCACCTTTTTACCCTTCACCAAAACAGTCGCACTCAGCACCTCATCCCAAAGCTCTGGCCTGGTGAATGCCATCTCATCGATTATCAGATAGTCGAATGTATTCCCTCGTATATTATCTGGGCGCTCACCAGAAAAAAATGTGATTGTGGATCCAAATCCACTAATGATTAGATCTGATTTATTGAAGTCGAATAATCCACTGGAAGCTGTGGCTCTCTCCATCTCGCTGAATACTTTTTTCCCTTGCTTGTACACTGGAGTGATCCAGGCGATATTGCATCCTTTGTCATTGATGGCCCAGTACAGCATCTGATTGATGCCGAGCATAGTCTTGCCAAATTGCCTCCCAATATTTAAAGCGATATATTTCTCTGATCCCTTGTTGATGGCATCATGGATCAGTCGCTGATTGGCATGTGGTTTATATCCTTTGATTGTGCTCATATGGCGAAGATACAAAAAGAGCTGCACACCTCATCTGGATGCACAGCTCATTGCGCATTCACTTATGACAGATGCCAGTGATGAGATACGCATATCAGGGTTGCAGCTGATGTTTTATTCGAATTCAAATTTGTCCACAGTTTTTGTCTCCACTTGCTGGCGATCATGCATCCCAAGGCGATTCTTTGCATAGAATATCCCCTTGCCTTCATTGGCCACAATATCCCTGGCGAGAGCTTTGAATGCTTCATCGATTGCATGGATCACTCTTTGCTTCTCTGTATTGTCCCAGTTAAGCCAGCGATAGTACGTCATTCTTTTTATAGTGTAACTTTTATCGTAGTTTCTAGGTATCCAAATTCTCAAGAAAAAATCAATAGTTGGTATATGTCGATTCATCTTCTCCACCACTTTGCCCTGAGATACCTCCTGGACAGTGTGAGAGAGGCATTCATCGATGTACCTCTCTGCAAGTTCAAATAGTGTATAAAGGAATGCTTTATCTTTGGCCATAACTATATATATGTAAATCTGTTCTATTTAGAGAGATGTATCAATTCGTATATCTTCTCTCTCTTTATATTCCCTTTCACACCAGCATATGCTTTTAGTTCAGCATAGCTCATTGCATCGAGATCAACATTTTCAGTAATTGGTGCCTCTTGTTTGATTCCGATAAATTTCTCAATGCGCACATTCTCCATCTGGTGATTGATCACATCTTGCATGGCATTTCGAATGCATGTGCCACATGATTTGTTGAGGCGGATTCCTTTGATTTCTTTTAAAATGACAGCGAGTTCATTCTTCAGCTCACTGGTGAGTGAGCATGATCTGGTCCGCCCGAATCTGTCCACTTGGGCCTGGAGTTCATTTGATAGTATCATGATTTTAGTATTTGTTTTAATAGACGTTCTAAATTTGTACCTCTGATTTTCTTGCGGAGCTCTCTCGATTTGAATAGCTCATTGATCAGTATTCCTCCAATTGTAGCCAGGTGAAGCTCATCGGCTGATCGATCCACTGGAGTGCTCTCAATTGGTGATGTATTATCTTGCTTCATAGATCATAATTAAGTCAGAGAGAAGATAAGTAATAAAGGCCAGCATCACCATATATGGATCAATGGCGAGATATCCCACCACAGCGATCCAGAAGGCGAGGCATGATTGACAGTTAAACGGTTTCACATCTGGCAGATTGAATGTCATGAGTGCTCTGGCCAGGCCGATGGAGCACAGTGTGATTGTAATGATTATAAAGATCATATTTGAATTGCTTTATTGCTTGGTGAATAATTTGAAGTGATATATTTGTCTCATTGCGAATATCTCGATACGTCATCCCATACAGATGCATCTTGGCGATCTCTTTACAGAATAGCTCATTATCATCCTTTGGCTCCATCTCCAGGAATTGAATCAACAGATCCTCATGCTCTGTGAAATCTTCCTCATCTGTTTTACCAGTGAAGCAGTCTGGAAGCTCCACATTGATGATTCCTCTTTGATATTGGCGATTGAATTCTGATTGCTTCCAGTTCCACTGATTGAAGGCGAATTTTGAGAATGTGCGAGGGAGATCCTCCGCTGGTATATTGAGCTGGTGCAAAAGGAGGAACACATGAGACACCAGATCCACATGCAGCTCATTATTGCTGGTGATCTTTTTACTTATCTCATATGCCTCCCTTGACCAAAACATTCACTAATGTACTAAAAATTTGAACAGGTCATTGATAAATTGCTGATTGACCTGGTGCCCATTCACGAATCTCCAGAGCTGATTGTATCTCAGTCCAGTATCCTCAGCCAGGTGAATCAAGCGGTACCGATCCTGGCACCGCTCTTTCACTTGACGAATCATCCAGTCAGTCAGTTGCTCATCCTTAGAAAGGGAGATCATCTGGCTCTGTTGCATCTTGAATCTTTTTTGATGTTGATATCGGAGCTTGCTCTGGCGCTGGCGCTGGTGCCTCTGGCTGCACATATGGATCCTGGACTGGCCCACTCATATATTTCACTCCAGATGCTGATTCTCTGATCCACACAGATGCCTCCTTCACCTTGCCATCCACCACCATCTTCACCTTGTAATCTGGCTGATTCTCTTTTGTCTTTTTGTCATTTTTGAAGATGACGATTGAATTGTCTTTTTGTTCCATTTTATTTCTGTTTGTTTGTTAAATAGTCATAAGCATATCTGATGCCCTTCATAAATTTACCATCTGGATCATGGCCCTCTACTCTCAATAAATCATAAAGGAATGTTAAGTCAGTGATTGCATCACCGTATTCCTCCACATATCGATCTGGATCCACTGGCTCTGATGGCTTGCATGCTGATTTGAATGTCCACCTATCTGCCAGGATTATTTTTTCAAGGTGATCATGAAGCTCTTCATAAAGCTCTGTTGATATCAATTGATCATGCTGTACAGTGAAGTTGATTTCATAGTATATTGATCCATTCGCACCATCAACAATCTGTTTTTGTCTTATCATCACTTATTGATTAAAAGTTGCATATATTGATCATAATACTCAGAGCATATTTTCAAGCGCTCCATGATCTCGGCCTCCAGGAGGATATCTCTCTCATATGATACCACAGTGATTCGCTTATCCGCTGGAATGTGATCAACCTGGTGAAGCTCATGATTATCATATGCGCTCAAAAGATCTGGATCTGTGGTGACCATGCAATGAATCACCTCTGCCATGTTGCGATCATAAAGGAGCATATATGCACGCATCTGCCACTCGTAATCTGAATTGTGTGCTTTTTTTGGAAGCTCTGGCCAGGTATCCCATGACCAGGATGTTTTGACATCGATGATCCGATCATCAGCCAGGATATCACATTCTCCAGTGAGATATTCATTCTCCACTCTTCCAATGTGCTTGGCATATGATTCCTGGCGCACTATATTGAGGAGCTCGATTGAATCATGCTCTTGTTGCTGGCCCTTATCGATATACTTTGAGTTGATCTCTGTGCGATATTTGAAAAATGTCTCCTTTGCGATTTGCTCAATGTAGCTCTTCGCTGTCTGGCCCATATTTTTGCCAGATCTGTCATTCGCCATGAGCTTGCCCAGGCTTGATGCTCGAAATTTCATAATTAAGTGTTAAATTGTTGTATAAATTGATAGGCCGATGGCAATCACAGCAAGTGTGATGATACCATACCATCCGAAATAGTGCCATGTCAGTCCCCAGATTGCTGTGAGAGTGATGATGGTGATGGCGATGAGTGCGAATTCTGTCCAGCGCTTCATAACTGTTGTATTTTGATGATCTGATCTTCAGTGAGAGCATATGTGCTGATGAATTTCTCAGCGCTCCACTTGTTGCTTCCAGCTTGTAATGATCCCAGGAATTTATCCACCAGATCATCTGTGGCTGTTGGTTTTGATTTCAGCTTGCTTGCCAGCTGTGCATCATCATCTGTGGATTGTAAGCATAAAAGTGAGCTCAAGCTGTACCTTCTGAAATAACTCACAGCCGATCCGATTTGCTGTGGATTCTGTCCATCTGGAAGTTGCATGCTCGATGAGATGGATGTCTCTGTCTCTGGATCCAGGATCATGGTGATTACCTTGCCATCCTCAATCGGCTGAATGAGAAGCAATCCATGTGCCAGGAGAATCGGCTCCACCGTTTCCAGGATAGCATTCAGATCAGCATATGATCGTTTGAAGTGCGGATTCGTGGCATTTTTATACACCTTTCCGATCTCTTGTTTTGCATGCCATAGCTTGGCATAAACATTCCCCGAAGGGATCTGGAGCTCTGTGCCCTCAGTTGCTTGTTTTTTCATAGTTAAAAATTAAAGTTTTCACAAATATAAAAATAATTAAGAGAAATTATCCCACCAGGTAATAAATTCATCAAAATTCCTCACAATTAAGTAAATGCCACCAGCTCGTTCAATTGATTCCTGGTATCTCTTCTGTGCATCTGACTGTACATCCTTGCCATATTTAATCTCCAGCTTGACAGATCTCCCTTTGATAGTTGCGGAGATATCCGCTGATCCCGATGTGCTTGTTGATTTTGTCCATTTACCTTTGCCCACAGTGCGAGAGATGCCATCGACATCCTTCACCTTTGCAGCCTCTCGATATACTCCCATTGTATTGATACGTTCTGCTTGGTATCCACTCATCTGAATGAATGCAGTCACACATTTAGTTAGTCCATTGGCTGACGTGTCGCTCCATTTGCTCATTGCTAAGGCATGTTCTGGTACGGATGGATACTTCTCCATCAGATGTGCTCTCTCGAGAGCTGTTAGGCGTGCTTTATTTTCCTTGTTCATTGTTGTATGTTTCGTTGTAGTATTGTTCTCCCATATATTCATAGTAATGTAGCTCACTTGGGTTTGGTATATCTTCTAAATATCCAGTTACATAAGCAGTTTGTATCTGCTCTTTCTCCATCTCAAAAGCTTTCTCAATTATACCTAGCATTACTGATATTGGTGCATTGTCAAAATCACCTGTCTTAAGCTCATTTATTAGCCACTCCACCGCTGTTCTTTTATCCATCTTATTTTGATTTGAATTCTTCATTGTAATAAACTTCAGCAATTTTCTTAAAATCAATTACATCTTGAAGAGTTGATTTTATACCAAGGTTTTGTAAAGTTGCCATAGTGACATCTACAAATACTTTTTCAATTTGCTGTTTCTCTATCTCCAATGCTTTCTCATATACTGCTTTGATATCATTCGCTAATATCCTTTGATAAAGCCACTCTACTGCTGTCTTATTTTCCATCATTGCCATATTTTTTCCATACTGATTGAATGATCCTCCAGGATGCTGTGCAGCTCCTTGCGAATCTCAAGCACTTTCTCTCCAATATCATCTGGAAGATTAGCATGCTTCAATTCTGAGCGGAGATATTGATCGATCTCCCAGATCACCGCTTTGTACGAATTACCATTGATGGCATCCTGGAATTCAGATTCCTCATCTGGAAGGTTAAAGGTTAGTTTTACTTTCATGCTAAATTGTTTTTACGTTTTGATTGCTTTTTGTAAACAGTATTTAAGGTTATTACCTGGTTATTAAATTAGTTTTTAAGGCTGTGCCCTTATTATTTAATCTCATTGATATAGTTTTGAATTGTTTGCCTTGAGATCCCAAGGAGATCAGCCATCTGGCTCCGATTGAATTCTGGATTCGCTTTGAACATCTCTTGCACTTGATCCTTTTTGCTCTTCAGCTTATTCACATTCATCACCTTTTTGATCTCGAAGGTCTCCGATGATTGCATCTTGACCTTTTTGGCCATGTTGATAAAGTACCTGGATAGGCGCTCGGCCTTCAGTAATGATTCTCTGGTGATATAGTTCACATCATAATCATGTTGGCCAGTCATGGTATCCAGTGTATTGATCAGAAGTGCAAATCTGGGAATATAGCTCTTTTGCTTTGGGAGCATGCTCTTCATGTATTCATTTTCCATCGGTGAATTTTGCATCACTGTAATCTCATTGAAGATCCGCTTCCATTCCTCCTGGGCCTTGGTGCTGAATGTGGCGATGATTGATGTGATTTCATTATCATTGTCATATACCACGATATGGCGCTTCACTCTCTGGTACATATCGATGATAAAATCCTCATACCACTGGAGAAGGCCCTCATCCATTTCATTATCATTATACTCCTCCACATCGAGATCTGGATAGCATGTGAGAATACGATCAATGAATCCATTATCTTTATTCTCTTCAGTATAGAATTGATTGAGGATGCCTGGCTGAATACCTCCCAGGATTGGGATCACTGGTGATTCAACAAATGAGCTCTTTGAAGTTTTACGATTGAGCGCCACTCCCTTGTTGCTCCAGGATGACAGCCAGAATTCAAGATCAGATCCAGCTCGATATTTATTCATATCCTTCAGCCAGCCAGCGAGCTCATCCTTGAATACTCCCACCGCATTCTTATTCTCCTCATGAAGCTCCACCAATGCCTCCAGAGTGATATCAGATGCAATGAATTGAGTCTTGATCGGCTTCCTCAGTTGCTCCTCACCTTCTCTCTCCTTTTTATCTTTATCCATATATTCTCGATAGGCATCTAGGCGCTTGATATAGGTCTTGATTTCGTTATTATTGGCCTTCTGGAGAGGGAATATGATATTATTGATATTCGGAGTTTTACCCACACCAGGCCTCCCTACGATAGCCATCCAAAGGATGCCAGATTCAATCCATCCACGTTTCACCTGGATCTTAATTGAGTTACCGATGATGATGCTCAGAAGCCACATCATCGAACATCCCATGTAATCGATGGAGCTGTTCAGAGTGCGATGGCATTCGAGCATGTATCTCTGGATGTCTGATGGGAATATATCAATAGGGAATATCAGCTCATTGGCATCGATGGATATATCAGCTGGTGAATAATCAGATGGAGCTGGTTTCTTTACATGGCGAGATCCATATCCTTTGGCATATAGATCCCTGGATGCTTCCTTGATATCACCATTGTGAAATCTCCAGGCATAGATGGCGAATGGAGATAGGATCTTCTCGGCTGGATATATGGTGCCAGTTGTAAAGAGGAAGAGATTGCCAGAATTATTGTAAATATATCCGCTATGCTCTGATGTTGCACCATGTCTCTTTACCACTTGCTTATCCTTCAATCTCCGCACTATGGTAAAATCATCCTGGATGAGCTCCCATACTGTATTGCGTTGATTGAAATCGGCCCATGGTGAGATGGAATCCTCTGGCACATGCTCTGGAGCTTGCTCTTCCACTGGCTCCTTGTAATCGAAATATCTGGAGATGGCCATTAACACCTCTCTATCCTTGATGCTGATTTGCTTGATCTCAGAATATCCCAGAGCTGTCACCTTTTTATCATAGATGAATACATATCCTCCGATGCCTCTCGTTTCGATGATGGCCTCTGGCTGATTTTGAAGCTTTGCCAGTTTCTGATTGCCCTGGATCAGCTCGCACTTGTATAGAATGTGATATCCATTGTTAATGGTTTTGTATATCACAAATTTCTCATCAAAATCAGCGATATTATCCTTCAAAAATGTGAGATATTCCTTCCAGAATTCTTGCTGTGCTTGTAAAGTTGGGAGAGTTTTGAGATCGATATCAATCACCTCCAGGCCATCATATCCAGTGCAGATGCCCTGGCCCATTGTGGAAGGGAGATCATAAAGCTTTGCGAATTCCTCCTTCGACATGGCCCTGGTTTGGAATTCCTTCCACTTGATATTAGGTACCTTTTTATCTCCGATTGTGATGACACTATATCCATCATCAATCAATCTATTGATCCTTGATATTGGCAGCTTCATCTGGAAGTGATAAATTGATAAATATAGTTTAATGATCCATCCTCTGCCACCTTCATACCAGTTTGACAAAACAATATCCAGCCATCAGTTGATTGAATCTCAATCTCCAGATCTGGATGTGCACTGATCATGATCTCTCTCTCTAATGTTGCAAGATGTGTGAATGGATTATTCACATTTGATTCAAAAAATTCTCTTAAATTTCTGACAATTAGTCGTTTTTTCATATTTAATTTTTAATGATTTCGTCAAATGTACAGCAATGATCCATAAAATTATTGCGTTTATACATTTATTTCATTTATACAATTTTCTTTTATCTGTGGTGTAATTTTTTGACAGTAATTTTTACACCTTTTTACACCTATTTTTACACCTCAAAGCCAATCATATCAAAGGATACAGCGTTTTTTGGCAGTGTAAAGCAAAAAAAAAACGATTTTTCAAAAAATTTCATGTTCATTTTTTTTACTTGATAGGTGTAAAGTGTAAAAATTTGACACTTTTTTTACACCTAGTCACTGATAGAATTCAATCCATTCAATCACCTTCTCAATGAATGAATACTCCTCCAGGATCACCAGGCGATTTTGCTCATTCCTTTCAATTGGGCATTCGAATTCCTCTCTGAGCATGCTGATATCCTTCTCAATGGAGCTCCGATGATATTCCATTCCAGTCATATGATTGATCCTGGAAGTGATCTGATCAATGCTGTGCGGCTTTACTTTAAGCATGTACACAATACAGCTCATCCTTCTGATTTTCTCTCTCATAGCATCTCCTTTAGTACCTCTCTGCTGATCACTCCTTGATTGTCTCTGTACAGATCCGCATGCTTTGTGTGAAGGTATATCTCCATGGTGATAAATTGGCTCTCATCATTGATAATCTTCATATGCACATTTGATGGATCCATATCTCGAATATTGAATTCGTTTACTCTCTCGAATAAATCAGCCACAGTATTGATATAAATGCGATCATTCATTCTGATAAATGTATCATGTTGCTTCAGTCCATACAGCACTGTGCTGTGATTCATTTCGAATAATCTGGCAATGGCCTCCAGAGTGAGCTCCTTGCGAAGTTCACTGAACAGATAATATCTTTTATATACCAGCTCTCGATTTCTGCATCTGCGATTGATTTTGTGCTCTTCTGCGAGCTTGATTAGTTGTTTTACACTTGCCATTATGCGTATTCGTTAAATTTGTTAAACTCCTCCCTGGTAACTCTCTTCATGCTCACAGCTTCCATGTGCATGGTGACATTCAGCACATAGTAGTGACCTTCTTTTTTAATTTCCGCCAGTAGCTCCAGTGCGAAATCAATCTCATTCACTCCGCACTCGATAATGTAATATTGTTTTGTATTCATATCAAAAAAGTTTTTGTTGGGATACATGATTCTTTATTCTCTCCACAGCTTTAAGGTAGTATTCCTCATCCAGTTCACATGCTGTGAGCTCGAATCCATACTCATGGCATGCGATGGCTATGCTTCCAGATCCCAGGTGAGTATCCAGGATCTTATCACCTTCTTTTGCGTATTTATCTAAAAGCCATTTATAAAGTAAAACGGGTTTTTGCGTTGGGTGTATTGTTTTATATTGGTAATTTACAGAACCACCGTTAAAACCTTGTATATTACCGTCATGTGTCAAATGAATCATTGTAGCTTTATTATCTGTATTTGTCCAAGCTAACTCAAATTCACTTTTAAAACCTTTTCCAAGTGCCATTTTACCATTTTTCATTGTTTTATCCCAACATATCCAAGCTTCCGAATGTGGCAAATTAAAATAATTTCCACCCCATACAATTTGATTTTTTGATATTCTAAAAAGTTCGTCAAAGTATTCTTGATTTGGTTTTGAATCAATACTATCCCATTTTGCAATGTCAATCCCATACGGAGGATCCACAATGGCGAGATCAAAATAATTATCTGGACACCTCGCCATGAGCTCCATGTTATCCTCATTCGTAACTGTGATTTTTTCTGTAATCTTCATACTTTCTCGATTTTAATGATCAATGGATCCCACATATCGAGCACTCTGATTGCATGATTCATATCATAGGCCTGGAATACTCTGTGCATGACTCTCCACTTGCCATCCACCTTCGCTCTGTATGTTGCTTTATATGTGATCATAGTTTTTCTATTTGTTGTCTTACTTGCTGCCAATAGGAATAATTTGACAGAACATGATGGTCTAATTGATTTTGAATATCAGTGCCAGACTGCATGAAGTCTTCAGCTGTTTTATATGCACTAACCTTATGAGAAACATTGATTTTTTTACATTGATTCAATATCTCATCTACAGCTATCAATGCACACTGCTTTGCACAATAGTCATCCACGGTGATTGAAAACATATCAGTGTACAGGAACCGTGCTCTTTGTTCTGGTGTCATAGCTCAACAATATATTTGATTTCACTCTCATCCACTCCACTGGTGCTCATAAATTGGCTGATGGCATGTGTGATGCTCTCAGCTGTCAATGTCAAGCCTCCCAGCAATGGAGTTGATTCCTCCACCACGTCACCTCGGCTGATGAAATATGTAATGTGATATGTGCGATATGGATTGGCTGAGAATGTCATGAATACATGTTCAGCATCATCAACAAGTTTGTAGCTCATTTTTTCACAAAGCTCATCAACAAAAGTGATTGATACATTGTCACAAATTTTATCTACATATGTGACAGATTCCTCCTCATCATCTTCCACCTCGATCCAGCCTTCGCCATCACAATCTTCACATTCAACAGTTATTTGTTTGCCATATGGCCCTGGCTCCGAATCACAGTCATATGATCCAATGCCTTTGCATTCATCGCATTTAATTTTCATGTTATTCTCCTTTTAATATTTGATTAGCTCTTCTCATTCCATTTAAATATCCTTCATGATATCCAGCATCATATCTCGATTGCACTCTCATCTCATAGGATTCCTCCAGCAATCCATAAATATATTTTTTGTGATCATCATCTTGATTCAAAAAATTCTCATTGGTGACTATCTCCACAACGAATTCAACAAATGTCTGATTTTTCATTTTAAATAGCTTTTAAAGTGAGTAAAAGTAAAAGATAATAGATAGCACCAGAACACCAGCAAACATCCCCAGGAGAGAATTTTTCTCATCATTGTCTCTGGGAGTAAAGTAATTGATAAAATTTTTCATGTGTTAAAAATTAAATTTTGCGTCTTATGACCTCACAAAGTTAATCATGGTTTTTATATATGCAAATTATTTTCAACATTTTTTTAATAAAATAAAAAAGCACCCCATCGGAGTGCTCTCTTTTACCTAAACTAAACTATACTTACCTTGTGCTGAACAAAGATAAAAATTTATCTTACTTTGCCATCAATGATGCGCAAATTTCTCACTCTATAATCTCCAGAAGGATCTACCTCCACGAAAATAAAACCATGATTCCACTTGTTATATGGAAGATATTCTGGTGAAAGTCCACATAGACACCCCTGGCTGAAGGTAGTCACCACATTCCCATGCATATCCTTCTCGCTATGCTCTGATGTTTGATGATGATGTCCAATAATACAGCTTGCCTTCGCTTTCATGAAGAGACCTCGAGCTGGATTCACCGGAGAGAATACACTGTTGCCGAATTCATGGCCATGCATCACTGCCAGCTTGCCGATCATTACCTTTTGCTTGCTCTTGATCAGCTGAACACCATACTGTCCGAATTTAAGCACATGCTGGAGTTCGAAGTCAGTGATGCCTAGCAGCTCAGGAGCTCGTACTTTGAGATAGTTCTCCCATCTCTCCTCATGATTGCCTAGCTTAAAATATATCGGCCCAGGGATGGCCTCATTTAACGTCTCAAAGAAATCTCTGGTCATCTGTAGCTCACCAGCCAGGGATCTCAATCTGGGATCCTTTATAAATCTGGATGCCTGGTACATGTCGATAGTATCTCCATTCAAGAATACACAGTTCGCTCCGTTCTTTATTCCATAGTCAATCGCTATTGAGAGCGCTTCATTATCCTGGTATGGAAGATGAATGTCACTCAAGATCAGAATTCGATTGCTTCCAGGAGGGAATGTGAATGTCTCAATCTCCTCATAGTCGCTCTCTGGTAGTGTTTTATTCCAGGCCATTGCTTCAATTTTTTGTTCTTCTGTGCGGATTGCTATAGGTGAAGGACATTTTTTATTTTTCATCTCACCTCTGTAATATCTAACTTTATGATATACACTATTGTAGCTGATAAATATCTCTGGATACAAAGCCATCAGGGCACTGGCAGCTGTTCGGCTTCCAATGTCTGGATGTTCAGTCAGAAATTCTCTGATCAGTTCGACATCAAATTTCATAGAGGATGTATGAATCCCACTAGTTGTAATCCATTAATGGCCTTCCACTGATATGTGCGAGTCTTTTCTGCCACCTCGATGCCTTCTCTTCCTCCAGCCTTATTTGTATTCCCTTCAATGCATTTGAATGATTCAGCTGATACCTCGCTCACAATTCCAATATGCCCAGTCCACCCTGGCTTTCCAGCTTTTACAGATCTCCACACTGCGAGTGATCCAGGCACAGCTGTCTCTGATCCCTTCCTTCCAGCATCCTGGTATTGAAGATATGTTTTGAATGCTGATGCGCTGAATGGTTTTGTATCCTGGCCAGCTTCTCTCCATACAAGTTCAGCGAAATATGCACACCAGGCATGGCCATTGGCGAATCCGACAGCTCTCATCTTGGCATCAAATTCTGGATTGATGAATCCCATGTTGCCAGTTTTTTCTTTTTGCCCGATATATTTGCGAGCTTCCTCCACTATTCTCTCCATGTTGCCATTTTATACATCATCCAAGATACAACAATCAGCCAGATGGCCAAAATGATTTTTGTAATCAAGGTGACTGGTGATGTTTTTATCTTTGCTTTGTGCTCCTTTTTGGCGATGTATTTAATCACTCTCAAGGTATCTCTTTTCAGTTTGTATTGAATTCGCTCCTGGTACCTGGTTAAAGGTACATATTTGATCACCCGGTGAAGCACTGGCACCGAATCAATCACTGATCTGATCACCTCCTTCTCCTTTGTGATTTCATTCCACAGTGTATCTGTGCGATAAATGTATCTGTAGCTGGTATCTGTACCGAATGTGGCACCTTTGGCCTGGGCTTTTACGATGTGCCTCTTTGCCTGGCGCACATGGAAGGCCGCTGTGCATGATGTGAGGAGAATGAATACCAGGAGAATCCTCATAAACTGTCCTTTATTTTTTTAATGCTATTTAGGAATGCCTTGAATCGGCTAATTATTCCTTTATCATCTCCATATCTCTCTCTGATCTTCTCATCAATAGATGAGATCTCGATTCCAATGAGGAAGAGGCCAGCAATTTTCGTCACCACGAATGGAACACTGAACACTGTGAGCACTGCATCATTGATCATCGCATAATCCACCAAGAACAGAAGCAAGATTGCAGCTTCATATGCAATTGTCTTACTCAAGATTCCATTTCTCAAGCGCTTGCTTGTGAATTTTTGCTTTGTAAGTGACAGAGCCACGATAGTATCTGCAAATATTGCCAGGCCTACAGCCAAGATGATCAAGCTCACTGGAGCAAAGAATGCCATGCATGTCCAGATGGCTGTGCGGATGAATGATGTCATATAGTATATATGTATCTATGTTCTACAGTTCAATAGTTACATCGTATCCCATCTGTGCGAATGCAGCCTGAGCATATAAATGTGCTGTATCTAGGCCTTGAATTTCACCTGTCTGAAGTTCTACGGTTAAATTCCCTTGTGGAACGTCCGTAAATATTTGACCGCTACCCGATTCAAATGCTGACTTACTTGCATAAGTTCCGACTGCAATTTCTAAAGTAGTTCCGTTTGCTCTTGCTGCAAATTCCAATCTTCCGTATACTAATGGCAAAGCGATGTCCGTACCTGTAATGGTGATTGATTTTTCTTTTGTTGAATTAATTAAAAGTCCCATGATTTTTTATTTGTAAATTTATGCTAAAATCCCCGTATTTCGTAATGCTTTGACTACTTTCTGCAAAGTGTATCCATCAAAAGTATCTGTACTTGTGATTGCTGTACCTCCTCCACTTACTAATGTAGCTGCCGTTACTGCTGTCGTAGGTTGAACTATTGGTGTGGCATTCCAAAATCCTATTTTTTCATTTGTTGCACTTCCTATTCTACCACCAGACACAGTATCAAAAACAATATTGCGCCCTGCAGCCAAAGTAATTGCATTACTAAATTGACCATTTAAAATGATTCCTGCTACACCTGAAGAGCTATATAACTCCATGAGTGCACCATTACTCACTGTTCTAATATTTAAAAAAGAAGTGCCTGTTGTGCCGTAGAATCTTGCCACATTGTCGGCACTATTTCCAGCATATACATGTAATGCGCCTCCCGTTGTGGTCATTCCAGATGTACCACAATTCATTCTCGTTTTTGCATGTACAATTGAATCACCTTGCACAGTTAATATATCAGCGCTATCCGCTGAATTCCTAACTCGAAATGCTATATCCGTACCCAAAGCACCTGGGGCTTTTATATCAAGTCTGGCGGTATTTGAAGCAACGGCACCAATATTTAAACGAATGTTAGTATTGTCCCAAAACATATTAGCGGATTGCTGAACTACATCTCCTGTGCCTTGAAAAAATACACGCCCAATAGTCCCCGAAGTTACGGCTGTTGTGCCTACGGTTATTCCACCGCCCCCACTTATTGTTATATCACCACTACCAAGTACAGAAGTTCCGTTGATTGTCTTGATATTTGTACCACTTACCAATGCAGCTTGTTTACCATTGAATGCAGTCCAATCAGATGTGCTCAATGCACCTCTATTCGTTGCTGATGCAGTTGGTAAATTGAATGTATGTGTATCTGTAACCGAATCAATATTGAAATCAGTGCCAGATGTACCCACTCCAAAATATTGCACTTGCGCAGTCAAACTATTCAAAGCATTCAAGCCAGTTGAAAATGTAGTGATTATTTGGCTCAAGTTATTATCTTCAGTATGCAAGGTGATATTCCTTCCACCTGGAATGACAAAGATACGAATGGCAATTCTATCTGTTGCTAAAATTGTAGTTTGTGGAACAGGAATAGATGTGAAATACTGATCTACAGTTGTACCATTGGTGATGCCTTCTGGATTGGTCGCACCACTTGCAATTAACGTGAATGCATTACTCAAATCAACTTTGTAAAGTTCAGCATAAAATGAGGGGCTTCCACCACTTGATGAGCTATTGAAATAAAATTCAAGATTCCAATTGCCTCCAGGTATATTCAATAAATTAGGATCTCCAGCATCAGTGATAAATGAAGCAATATATCCATTCCCTTGTGCATTAGTTCGTGTGAAATTAGTTCCAGCTCCGATGACTGGTGTTTTACTCAATTCATAGTATGCACTACCTCCAAAATTTCCCTGAGATACACTACCATTCAAAAAGTAATTAACTGAAGATCCTCCTCCTCCATTGCTTGGAAAATTACCTAGAGATCCATCACCTCTGACATATTGAGATGTCAAGCCAGCACCAGTCACTGCCAAAGTTCCAGCACCAGTCACTGGAGAATCTGCCACGTTAAATGCACTCGGCATAGTTAAACCTACAGATGTAACTGTACCGCTTGGAATAGTAGGCTGATTGATTAGATCATTATAATCTCCAGATGTTGCGACCTCTGCCAGATCAGCACTATTCGCTTTATCAGCAAGCGCATTGAATACTGCATCCTCCGATGGAGCTGTTGATGTCACTCCCTCTGTGATGTTTTGAGTTACCTGTGAAGGTATATTGATATTTACTGCCATATGATATTTATTTCTGTTGCTTCTAATGTGGGAGCTATTACTGTATTTTGAAGGATTTCATCCACATAAACATTGAATGTGGTATCTGGGAGAATGTATGTATCTCCAGATGGGATGCTTTGACTGAATGATCCATTGCTATTGGTCACTGTTGCTGGATAGCAATCACCAGATGGAGGAGGATTGCCATTCTCGAAATCATAATCATCCATTGGAAGATCACACCAGTTGCCATCATCGAATACATTCAGAGATACATTCATGCTCCATCCAGCTGTGACATCTTGAGAGCGCTGAATGAATGGATCTGTGGCGATGGTGAAGTTTATATCAGAGAATTCAGTCCAGCGATATTGTTGCATGGTGATCTTGATGTCATTGCATATGCTCAAGCAATCTGAATGCACCTCATTGATCTGGCGATATTCCTGGATATTGTATTTATCACAGATGGTGATGATCACATTCACCTGGACAAATCCATCACCCAATGATCCTGGCTGTAATGTTGCCACCATCATCGGATATTCAACAGCATCTCGGCTTATCGCATCAAAGAAATCACCTTGAAAGTACGTTTTTATTTGTCGATGTGCTGTGGCTATCTCGCTGAATTCTCGCATCAGCTGATTGAGAGTTTTGTCCATTCTTCTCCAGGTATTTTTTCAGTTTGTCGATGGCCTTTTTTGAGGCCTTAAATTCTTTTTTTACACTATCCATCCAGTCGGTTTGTAGCCAGTTCGATCTTTATCCACTGATTCATTGCAATCATCTCCACAGCTGTCCAGGTATTCTGGATATTTGACACCATTATCATCTTTTAGGAATCCGATCAATCGCTCCTTGTAAAAATATGCATCCTTGCGGAGGAGATCTCTCAAGGCTGTGGTTTCTGTATCTGTATTCGCATTCTGATATTCATCAGTGCTTCGGCCCACCGCTTTATTTGTGAGCTTCTCATTGAGGAATACAGCGGCTCTGTAATCCACGAAAGCCACTAGGCAAGGGAGTACATAATCATTCATTAGACGGCTATAATCAGCATCCCAATCATTGTCTTCAATACGCTGAAGCAAAGCTTTATATAAGCATGTGCCAGTCGCTGGCTGGATGTGCATGTCTTGAGTGCGCTTGATGGCTACTCCCAGGATCTTTGTATCTGTATTATTGTGGATCAATCCGAGTTTTTTCAGATTCTCCACTGTGATCATCATATTCATTTATCCTCTTTTTATTACAAGTTGCTGCACCCAAATATGCCTACAGTATGGAGTTGATACTTGAGTCTCTGGATTCGTGTACCATCCACCTCGATATGTCCATACGTTTCTATCCACTCGGCCACTGATGCGATTGATATCTTCTCTTGTATAAAGGCGATTCAATCCAATCAATCGAGTGCAAAATTCTCTGCTCTTTGTTTTAACTGGAGGAACACCTGGGCGCTCCTTGTATGAATATACCACCTCAAATTGAGATACTGGTGCCTCGGCTTGCTCCACTAAATTTCGGCCCAAATCAGTCACTTCTCCAGCCTGGTATATCTCCAGAGCTGTGAGCTTGACAATTGATTCAGCCACTTGTTGAATTGTCGTTTCTGTAGCTCTGGCAATCGCTGTGGAATCCTCTCCTCTGTTAAGCATATCCACCACATTTTTATCATAGTCAGTGAGCTGAATCAAAAGCTCTCCGACAGATGCAAATATCTCATCTGATCTGGTGAATACCTGGTCCGATGGTGTATCCCATTCAATGATTTCCTCCTTGATCACATAGTAATCTGAAGCATTACGGCCATACTCGTTAAATATCTCGAGCTCATCCTTGCTAAATGCATGATCCTGGCCACAGCTTGACATGGTAACTGAAGGAAGGCCCACAATTTTTCTAGCTTGAGCATCATCAATTGATGGGAATGATGCAAGCAATATCTGAAGTGCTGAATCTGGAGTGAGTATTCCAGCTTTTATCTGGGCCACTACCTCCACAAGTGATGCAATCTGTGCTCCATTGAGAGCGCTCTTCGCCACATCCACTGGTGCATCTGTCGGAGCTGTTGCTGAAGGCGCTGAAATCGCAGCGGATGGCTTCACAGCTGATGCTATTGGTGCCACATCCTTGAGCTTTAATGTTGCCATTGCTCCAGATATCTTTGCCATGTAGTTTACCATCCATTCTACTTGCTTCTGGCGAGCATTCACATATGTCATTTTGAAGATCTCAAAGAGATCTGCTGATTCAGCTGCATTGAATGATCCATCCTTGATGATGCCGAATAATGATGGCGAAGTCACTGAATGCGCCACCAGGATATTTTGTTGCACTGATTTCTCTGTCATCAGATAGCGATCACTCAAGTCATTGCCATTAAGAGAGAGCACTGTCGGAGCTGTATCTGTCGAATCACTGAAGGTGATAATGATCTCACCAGCATCCTCCACTGATTGAGTGCGGCCCTTGATTTGTTCCTTGATTTTGCGCTCCTCTTCAGATGTCTCTGGGAATCCGCTCGCTAGGTTTATGAGAGTGCCAGCCTTGAATCCATTCTGTATCTCATACATGTGGAATTTACTGATGTCCACATCTGTCTGAATGGCTGTGATTCCACCACTATATGCTGGCTTTGGATATATACCCTTCTCACCTTTGGCTTTCTTTGCTGGCTCTTTATAGTATAGAATGAAGGATCCCACTGGATTGCTCTCATCAAGCGCTGGATATGTTCTAAAATTAGTAGCCTCTGGAGTTTGCTCCCTGGCATTCCAATCATCAGATACATAATACAAGCGCTCATCCTCGCTGATTCTGATGGCATCGATATCGATGTGCTCCCATCTCACCACTCGAGATCCCTCTTTATTCCAGGTACCGATGGCAGCCATTGCTCCGAATACCTCGAAATCGAATACCATGCGCTGCACAATCTCATTCATATCGAAATCGGACCATGGATTCTGCATGAATAAAGTCGCATCTCCAGATGTCACCTCGAGGCCAGATCCAGCGATATAAAAAGTTTTATTCTTTACAATACCCTGGTGCCAGGCTGATCCGTTCAGCATGTCGATGAGAAAAAATGGATAGTCATTCTTGATACCCCATTTCATAAATCCCATCTTTTTATCCTTCATCTCCACTGGCTTCTGGTATTCTTTGGAGAATGAAAGTGTGATCATCTTATCACTCATATATATTGTGAATTATTTCTGTGTCATATTCATTGTTTGCTGATGCAATCTCGTAAACATTAGCCAGGCCTTCCTCACAAAGTGAATGAGCTTGTAATGGATCTAGATTTGTATCAGAATCTTGCTCCCAGATGCGATATGTATAATCACCATTATATGGGAATACCAAATCAACACCATCAGTGATCACGAATTCATCATATCTTGCTATCCCCATTGAGATATTGTCCAGGATACATGTCACTGTTTCAAAACTCTGTTGATGTGTAAACTCAAACAGCCAGAATGGTGCCGTCAAAGTCTGCAGTTCGCTCACTGTCACAATCAATGTGCTCTGTTGATTCCGCTGTATTTTTAGCATTGCGCTTGATTTTAGGTGATTTCGCTTCAAATATGAATGACAATCCAGCTGATTTATATTCAGCTTCATTGCCTTCAGAGATATACCATCTCTTGCCATTCATTCTGATTTCTGTGCCAATATATTCTGCCTTGATTTTCATAGGTCTAATTTAATCAAAAAAGGGAAGGGATTATTCCCCTCCCTTAATTTTTTTTATTGGTCTAAAATTTAAACAGCTGGAGATTGCTGCTCCAATAGATCAGCATAAACAGATGCCAATACATCTGGCACCTCATTATTCTCAAGTCCAGCCAGCACAATTGTGTGACCGTTACGATCTGATTTCACTACTCCAGATGTGTACTCATTACCATCATTCACTTGAAGGCCTTCCTCAAGCCCAAGCGCTACAATTGTACCATCAGCTTTCTCCACCAATGCGCACACCTCATTCTGTGCAAGCAAATGGATCTCTGATCGAAGCTCCTTTGTATCTGATGCTAGGATCATTGTCAAAGTTTGCTCATACCAAAGTGTACCATTGTCCTTGTTTACTTTGATCGGTGCTGTATAGCTTGACAGATTGCTCTTCAATTTATACAAAAATGTTTCACCAGTCACAGTCAATGAAGTGATTTGATTAGCTGTCAAGCCGATTGGTAAAGTGATAGCGCTAACTGGAAACAAAAGAACAGATTTGATGCCCCCTTTTCCGTTGGTACATGTTCTGTCATTGTAGCCAGATGTCATTTCACATAATGCCATGTTATTTCGTTTTAATTTGTGAAGGGAGCACCCAAAGATGCTCCCATATTTTGTTAATTTTAATTAGTCGTTTCTCCAAACACCAATCTGATCCAAGAATGGAACCTGTACTCCAGCTCGGAATTTAGAACGGATATAAATCACATCGTCATCTTGAGAATACCACATCTCATAATTATCGAAATCAGATGATAAGTCAGTCCCGAATACGAAATCAGTTGCTTTACCTGTGAAGATTGCATCAGATCCATTCAATCCAGGAACTTTTACCACTCGCATATCTGTACCAGGAACAATCACCTCGTTCATAGTAGCCACTTGCGCTGGAGAGTAATGGAAGAAATTCAAATCCACCAAATTCTTCATGAGGAAGTTGAATGATTCACGACCAGCAAAACAGATCAAAGATCCACTTTCAGCTACAGCTTCTGGTGTATTTGTAAAGCACTCATAGAATACGTCATAGGCGTTATTCTCATCCATTGCAGCTGTGCCAGATGTGTTCAAGTTTACACATCCATTCGCCACTGTTAAGAATTGAACAAATCCATTCATCCATGACAAGTTGCCAGATCCAGTTGATTTATTACCTTTCCAGATCAATTTGTCAAGCTCGATTGCATGCAAGCTCAAAAGATATGAAGTTAATTGTGCTTCGAATGGTAAAGATTGATCTTCAGCCATTGCACCTGGGCGAAGTGCCAATTGTGTCCAGAATCCAGCAAGATCCTTTTGACAAAAGCGCTTCATATATCCCAAAGTTTCTACTGCGATATTGCGATCAGTGAAGATTGTATCTCCAGCTGGCTCCATTGAACAGTCGCCAGATTGGTAAATGATTGAATCATCAAGCAATTTGATTGCTTCAGATCCTTTGATTCCTTCTTGAATAGAAATGTACCCAAGTGTTTTTGCTTCAGTCACAGAGCGAGTGATCAAATCTTCTCGCTGTTGATCGATGTATGGTGCCAAATCAGCAACATCATAATCGAATTTTGTCGAAATGTATTTTTTTAATGACATTTTGTTATTTGTTTAAATTGTTTTTTAAATGTATTTGTCGAGCTGTGAGAGTGCTCGTAACTCTTGCAAATTTTTCACTCTCTGTCACGTTGTTTGATGGAGCTGATTTGAAGGATTCGAATTCTCCCTTCAATCCAGTCACCTCATTGCGGAGAGAATCATTCTCTGATGCGATAGATTTGATCATATCAGTCAATCCTTCGAAGATCGCACTGAATGATTCAAGCTTCGCATTCACGATAGATTCAACATCCTCTGCTGACATTGATTGCTCGATTGTTGCTGGAGCTTCCTCTTCAGAAGCTGCCACTGGCTCATCACCTGATGCTTCAGCTCTTGTATCAATCACCTCTGTGATGATTCCATTTGCATCTACAACAATAGATACTCCAGTCAATTCTCCACCGAGTGCATGTGTGCCCTCTGGAGCTGGGATCTCTTCAGTTTCTGTCACTACAAAAACAGCTGTACCGACAACAAGCTCTCCCTCATAGGAGATCATTGTGCCATCCTCAAGCACTGCCTCGTTGAAAGCTTCTGCCTTGGCTGAAAATGTAGCTTTCAGTTCTCTGATTGAGTCCATGATTGCCTTGAAATTTTCGTTCATTTTTCTGTTGTTTACTTATTATGTATTGTTGTTCTAAATTTTCCAGGCCTCGGCTGTGGTATTCTCTCTGATCAGCTGAAGCTCTTCCTCATTATTGTCGATGTGCTTCTCAATTCGAAGGCGCTTCACCAGCATCCACTTATGCTTGCCTCCAGTGAAATAAACATTCTCTTTTTTGATGCCTAATTTTTCAGCCATGCTGTACACTGGCCCACCATTCGATTGAGTGCGAGCTGTGATGATGAATACCTCATCATTTGCAGCGAGATATCTCCTGGCCATGTCTTGACCTTTGGCTGTAGTTAGTGTATCATCGAAGTCAAATGATATGCGCTTGCGAGCAAATGCCAATGCCTGGAGAGAATCAATCTCCTCCTTGATCTGTGCCATCATTACATCCTCACTGGTACCAATATGCTCCAGGATAAAATCACCTTCCACACTGAAGCCAGTCCACTCTCCAGATTTAGCTCTGTTATATAGCTCAGTGTTCTGTGTTTTGTAGCTCACTATCCAGGATCCATCATTGACATCCTTGAATCTCTCTGGAGCTGTTAATCCTTTCGATGCATCCACCTGGTACGAATGGATCATATAAATATCATCCACCACATTGGCACCATTGTGCTCAATATTCACATTATTGTAGTTGCCTCTGCGAGCATAATCAAATATGATATCCTTGATGGCCTCCTTTGTGAATACCACATAATACTCCTCCTTTGTATTTTTATCATAGCGATATATCGGAGTATCAGCCGAGATGGCCACTCCACTGATCACTTGCTCCACATCATTAAATTCAAAGCGCTTCACATTGGCGAAGGTTTGAAATGATATCTCATGAGCTGGATCATGCACCAGGGAATTGAAGCTCACCGTTGTATCTTCATTATTGAGATCGATGCTGATCTCGTAAATTGGAATGTTCTTTATCATATGTATATTATGTATGTTTGTTCTATGAAGTTCGTCTATCCTTACAAATTTAAGCGCTCGCACTTTGAGATATCAGAATCTCTGCGATGGCTTTACATGGCTTATCCAGATGCTGAAGTGTATATCATTGGTGATGCTCCAGATATCTCTCTTCCATATGTGCATATACCATACACCTCGCATCTAAAATCACCAGGCTCTGAAGTGACAGATAAAGTGATGCTATTTTGCCACATCATTGGTGATGAATTTATTCTCATGAATGATGATTTCTTTATCACAGATCGATTCCCATTTCACCAAGTGATGAGGAATGGATATATCACCATCTCACCAGGCCATTCAATCACATATCAACAAGCATGTGAGAATACCATTGACTTGCTGGCAGCTAATGATATGGAGCTTGTAAATTATGAATGTCATCAGCCAGTGCTCATCCAGTCATCTCGATTTATAGAGCTCTTTGGCCAGATTGATTATCAGTCGCACAATCACCTTCTCAAATCCATATACTTTAATACCTGGCCAATGAGATCCTATCCTGGAGAGAATCTCAAGCTCGGCTATTCATTGCACAAAGCAAAAAGATATCTCTCAGATTTCGGTGCATTCAGCTCTTCAGATACCTTCCTCACAGCTGAACACATGCAATTCATCAGTATGTACTCAAGCTCTGCTGTGCCGCCACCTTCTGCTGGGTGCCAGTGATATCAGATTCAAGCACTACCACCTGGCTCACAGCTGGACCATTCGCCCCACCTGGAAGATAATCAGCCAGTGATGTGGTAGGTACATTTGTATTCGGAGCAAAGCTCGCTGCACTGGCACCTGTTGATGCTCCTCCACCACCAAAATCTGGCATTGTTGGGGCTTGACCTCCTTCATATTTTTGAGATGCCACAGCCGCTGCTTGAGTAATTCCCAAAACACCAGCCGCTGCAATGGCAGCGATCCCAGCTGGAGATGGAGGGGGACCAAATTGTCCTATTCCCTTGATGATGGCAGCCGCTGTATTGATCGCAATCTCTGCCAGCTTGAGTGCTTTATCCTTTTGGAATTGTCTTTTTTTGATCACTTCCTCTTGCTGGAATTGCTTGAGCTTTAATGCATATTCTTGCTGTGCATATTTTTTATTGATTGCATCCTTCTGTGCTCCAGTCAGATTTGCATTCGCCAGTTCAGCTGTCCTTCTCTTTTCAAGTTCAGATAGTTGCGCATCTGTCTGTTGCGCCATTTGTGCCAAGCGATTATTCTCGATGTCATTGATTGCACTATTCAATGCACTTGCAAAATCAAGTGCTTGCTGTGCGCTGTCCACCATTTTCTGTGCTGTGGCGAGCTTGGCATCCAGAGCTTTTTTATCATTCTCTTTTATGGCATCATTTTTCTTTTTATTGATCTCTTCAATTTTCTTTGCATATTCCTCCTCCAGCATTGTGCTAGCCTCTTGATATTCCACATTTGAAATTAAACCAGCTTGATGAAGCTCATTCAATGATTTATATTTTTCCTTTTGCGTATTTTCAAAGTCGATCAATTCGTTTTGATATTCATCCAAAATGATCGATTGATATGCCCGGATTAAGTCAAGTTTTTTCTGTTCAGCTTCAGCTCTTTTGTCCAGCTCTTCCTTGTCAAATTTATCATTGATATCAGCTTGCGCTTTTTTCTGTGCTGCCTCCAGTACAGATGTATCTTGCTGTGCTTGCTCCGCTCTTTTTATTAAGTCGAAATAATAATCATTCACATCCTGAAGCTCTTTATCCCTTGCTGACAATTGACTATCATAGTATGCTGTCTCTGCAGCTTCAATATCAGCCAGCAATTGATTGCGAATCTCAATGATATTGAGTGCTCTCTCTCGCTCTCTTTTCATCTCCTCTTCCAGGCGAGCCTTCTGTTTATCAGATGCAGCTTTTCTTCGAGATTCAGCCTGATCATTTACAGCTTTTTCACCTTCGCTCACAATTTTATTTTTATTCTCAATTTGCTCGGCCTCCTTTGTGAGATCCTTCACTAATTTATCAAGATTATCGGCTCTGTCCTTTGATTGTTTTGCTTGAGCATCGCCATTCTTTTTGGCCATGTTCACAATGGAATACGGATCCTTCGCTGCCTTTGTGTTGCCAATGCGCTCTGCCTCCTGATCAGCCAGCAATGACTTCACTCTCTCTTCAGCGGCCATCTTCATGAGTGCATCAGCTTGAGCTCTTAATGATGCGGCCTGAATGTATGCATCTGTTTTTGCTGCAAATAATTTCTCTGCCTCATTCAAATTTTTTGCCTGGCCAAATGTTGCTCCCAGCTCCTTGTTGTATGTTGCCAGCGCTTCCTCTTTGCTGATCACTCCCTCTCTTGCCAGCTCAAATGAATTTTTCACCTTATTAGTCTGCATAGTTGCATCCACAGCCGCTGATTTATATGCATCCATTGTGGCATTCAAATCCTTCTGGCGCTGTGATACTCCACTGATGGCTCCCATCACTTTATCAAAGTTCGTAATCAACAAACCAAGTCCAATCACTAGCGCTCCCACTCCTGTGGCAGCCAGTGCTAGCTTCAATCCTTTCAATGCTCCAGTGCTATTCCCCACCACAGCTGTATATGCTTTCTCATATGCTGTGCGCACTTGTATTCCCAGGATGGCATCACTATTCAAGTTGTTTGCCACCTCACTGATCGCATTTACCACACCCTGGACCGCCATCAATTTCTGCATTGATTTTACCAGATTCTCATTCTCCACACCAGTCAAGGCGATGGCGCTCTCAAATCCCTGGAATATAGATGCTCCAGTGCTAATGCCAGCCAATGCTGTATCCAATCCTTTGAAATCAGAGGATAATGCTGTGGTAGCCGCTTTCAAATCTCCGATTGTATCCTTCAATTGTGATGCTTGAGCAATGGCTTGCTGGCCCACTGGTGACTCCATGCCAGCTTGAGCTGCAATATTTTGATATTGCTTCATGACTTGAGTCATTTCTCTCATGCTCAATCCACCAGCTTCCACTTTTGCATTCAATTCTGTGAGCTTCTGTGAAAATGCATCTGTGCCACTACCTTCAGCAACTGTATTCTGTAAGGTATTGACATCCTTATTCAAGGAATTCACTGCCTGATCGAAGGATTTTATATCATTCACACTGTTGCCAGTGTCCACTTTAAGCGAAAAAACTGCCTCTTTTGTAGCCATTATCTTTGGTATTTATCTGGTGATATTGTTACTGTATATGTTTGGGCCGATTCGGCCTCTATCAATCGGATGAATTCCGATTCTGTGCTTGTATATTTACCGCTGTCATAGTTTGATATTTTCTGTAATCTAAACATGACGCCATCAATCTGGATAAGCTTTTTGAAATTGAGCTCTCCAATGTCCTTGCTCTGCAGCATGATCTTTGCTGTGAGTTGCTTTCCATACCTGGATACAATTTCACGAATGAATCGCTCATGATATCCGTATAAATTATTTGTAGTGTATAGAGTCACTTCTCCAGTTTCATAAAATACATATTGAGGAACACCCCACATCAAATCAAATTGAGGATCATCAATACTGTCAAGATGGCCCACATATGGATATTTTGATCTGTTAATATTATTGTCATATTCATCCACTTGAGTCCAGAATCCAGATCTCAATGATCCAACTCCTCCAGATGACAATTGAACTATGAATGGCTTGCACGTTTTTTCAACAATCTGACTCACTCCATCGCTTTCTGTCTTCATCTGATATGCACATGGCATGATTAGATCCTGGTATTCTGATGCTGCATCGATCTGTACCAATGGCTTCTGGCTGAATGGAAGCTTTAAATCAGTTACATTTTGGCTGAATGCTGTGCCAGAGCTTAATGAGTTATTCCCATATTCAATCAAAGTATCATCAGCATATCGCTTGCTCCAGTAATCATCATCCTTCTCAAAGCTGAATCGATATTCCTTGGATGCAAAATTCACAGTCGGAGTGACCTTGATATCTTGAGATTTATCCAGCTTTGATGTCCAGTCAATAGCTGTATCTGTGCCTTCATAAAAATCAACTAGCGGCTCAATCTCCATGATTGTTGGATCTTCATCATTCGGCTTCACATATAAATTGAACATGTTGATCAATCCCTTGAAATATACATCCGCTGTCATATCTGGAAGCAATGTGGCAATGTTCAATGTTGATCCAGGCGTGAGTGATTGTGGCTGTTTTTCAATATTCAATTCTGCATCTATTGATTCAATAGTCACATTTAAATTCCCTAAACCAGATATTTGACCATCCCATACATCCAATCTCAATCTGGCATCCACCACATCAGAGAATGTCAAGTTGATTGACGGGATCACATTGAATGAATAATCTACCACCATTGATGGAACTCCCACAGATATTGCTCCCTCTGTGATTGTGGTAGTCGAATCAATCACTCCATTTTTCCTCACCACTAATGATACTCTGTAATTGCCCCAAAGCAATAAAGCTGCAGATGTGCTGATTGTGATTTGATGATCACCTTGATATCTCACTCCAAATAATCCCTCTGATGAAGGTACAAATGTTAATGGAGATGTATCTTGAATTTGACCTGATGGATCTGCATCAATTGTGCAATCGTATATATTGAAACTGGTGAAGGGATTAATCCAAAAATTGCCTGTTGCAGATGTTGCATTCATTATAAATCCATCAGCATCATTATTCTCTGATGTGAATGCACTATCCAGTGCTGCTTGCTCTGGTGTGATATTAGGGAGCACTCCTCCAGGATATGCCATGAGCAAGCGCTTGAATCTTTGGCTCTCAAAGAAATCACTCTGCCATGTGATGCCAGCAGCATTGAATGAGCGCTTTAATATATCATAGCAAAATACTTGAGCTGGAATGTGCTCCACTCCGAATGTCCCTGGATTAGTTCGCTGATATCCATAATCAATAAGGCCATAATAGTATCCAAGCCCATACCAACCTGATCCGTCTCCATTATCAATCATTGATCCATTACTCATGATCTGTGCCCCCCATGACGCTGATTGCATTTCAGCTGTGAATGGATGATTATATTCTGACCAGTCCAGAGCATTGATTTTTATATCCTTCAATCGGCCTATGTAGTCAATAGTTTCTGAGATCAGCACTATATTGAATGTCCAGTTGCCATCATTCTGAATGCACTCCTGGAGTTGGCATACTCCATTGAATTCAAGCACGCCATTGTGATAGTATCTCGCTGTGGCCTTTACCGATGGATCATAATTCATGAATGTGATTGGAGCACCAGCTGTAGCTGATAAGCTGAACACATTCGCCATGAGCTGAACATTCGTAGCTGTACCAGGGAGCGCAATTGTCTTGCTATTATTCCCCTTCCTGGAAGAGATATCTTTGATGTCACTGATGGCATATGTCAATGGAAATGGAATATTCTCATTGAGATCCACAAGGATGCCGTTTATATATAGCTCCATGTTAATTCAATTGTGATCTAAATGACCAGGTTACGATGATATTTACTGTCTCTTGAATCAGGCCATCCTTGAATCTGGTCTTCAATGTGCTTTGATTATTCTCGACAATCACTGGCTGCATTTCGCCATCTTTTAGCATCCATATTTGAGGAGATTCATACAGCTCTCTCACTAGCCAATTCTGTACAGATGGTTTCATCCAGTCTGAGTTGATAGTGATTCTATCTTCAGCTGATTTCATTGCGATTTTTTTCTCTGGTGCATTCAATCCCAAATCATAAAAGCCCTCGCCCCATCGCCCCTGTTGCACTTGATAATCGTATGCCTTGATGGATGAGCTCTCGATGGATAGCTTGTTAAATGTGAATTGATCAATTACTCCAAATTTATTCATCCAATAAATGCGCATATCTTCAAAGCGGCTGCATGATCTATCCAAATACAATCTGAATACTTCACTATCTCTTGACGTGAATGGAGAGCTATCTTTGATGGCATACAAAGTGACCTCGTAATAATAACAATCATCAAAATCCAAACCTGATGCCCATCCAGTTGATACCATAGCTAATGGAGAAATATTGATCATATTCACATTGTAATCTAGAATAATTGTATCTGTGAATGTATATATAGATGCGCCAGTGATATCAAAAATATCAAGCTTTAATTCAATATGTTGATCTCCTTTCTCGCTAAAAATACCCACCAGAAATGGATAATCAAATGATGTCATTTGCTTCTGATCTCTTGGATAGGTTGTTAAGAATTTAGGCTCCAGTCCATTGCTCCAGTAAAGCCAGTATTTTTGATAATTATAATCATAAAAGCTTTGATATCTCAATGCTCCGTTAAATGCAATATTTACAAGTGATGATTCAGCTGATTCTGGCTCAATCACTGGAGGAGTTCCATATGATTCATACACAATAATCTGAACTGTGGCTGATTGATCCTCCGATTCATATATAAATCCTCCCTGAAATTTAAGGTGAGATGATAGAAAGCTTCTCACATATTCGCATGCATCAAATTTACAGAAATTGCCTTGCATTGGATAAAGCTCATAGGTACCGAATAAAGCGCCATTAATTTTTAATTCAACTTTAAAGCTGAAATTCGGCTGGCCAGTCTCTGAAGATGAGAATACCCATACAATGGGATTTGTAGCTGGTGTGAATCTCTGTGGATTCTGGTGAATAGTTATTGCCATGATTCTGTATTTTTTGTGAATGATACATTGAATATCAATCCTGTCACTGTAGCCAGATCAGATGCGATTCTATTCAGCACATCTTCACTCATCACATTCTCTGTGATGTTTCTTGGTTTCAATCCATGATGCTTGATACTCGATGCTGTGGCATATGCCTTTTGCATGCTGCCTCCTTTCCATTGCTGAATGGCCTTGGCCATATTTGCACTGACAAATGGAGTACGGAATGAATACTGGCTACCAGATATTGTTGGTCTTTTGTATTTATATCCTGGCACATCTGGCAATGCATTGACACCTTGATCCTGATATTTGTAATATTGATCAGCTTGTATCTCAAAGCTGAATGCTCCAGTAGGCATATATACCACTGACTGCATTAAAGCTCCTGTATTATTTACATTCTCGCTGATGTATGTTTTAAAATCCTCCGTGACTTGATTAGCAATCCCAAGGATCAGCTTCTCATATGCACTCTGTGGCTGTCGAAGTTCATTTTCCGATATGCCGATTGAGTCAAGAAAGTCAAGATCTGCCATGCTTTATTAATATGTATTCTTGTTCCGATTTCAATTTGAAATAGTTCAGCCAGAAGAGAGTCTTTACATATGGCTGCCTGGTGATTTCTTCAATCGGTTTATTAAGCTTTTCAGCCAGATGAAGGATGAGACCTGTCCAGGTAAACCATTCGCTGTCATTGATGAGATCTGACTGGCTGTGATCTGTTTCACTTTCTGATTCTGATTCCTCATCCTCACTATCTGTATTCCCAGTATAGCGAGATTCCGCTGTTCGGATTGCCGCAAAAAAAAACTGAAGAAATCCAGAAATTCATCACCAGGGAATGAGCGCTTGAATGTCTCCTTGCGCTTTGCCGATGGATTGAGCACCTTTCCTCTCGCATCCTCTTGACAGTATTCCATCCCATCCTCAATATAACAGATGGCAAGCGCTGCACATGGATCCTCCTGTACAGATTCAATGAGCTTCATATCGATGATCTGGCCAGTGCTGATGATGGAGAAATCTGGCTCAAAGATATACACATGGCCATCAATATCCACTCTCCCAGATGGGATCTCCTTCTGTTTATACGTTGAAAGCATATCCAGAATATGTGTAAAGCATTCAATCACATCATCCACATGGGCCTTCCTCACCTTATTGACAGATAGGCCACTGAA